GCGCAAAACATTATTTCAAAAATCCCGAAAACGACAAAAACAAAAAGACCGCTTGAACGGAATTATTATGCTGGCCTTTTGACATGCGCGAAATGCGGAACCAAAATAACGCCGCATTATTCATACCGAATGTACAAGGGAAAAAAACACGAAACATATTCCTATACATGCGGCCACCGTACCATGAAAGCATGTGACGCGCCGAACATGACACATAAAAACGTAGAAGCGGCGTTCCGGGATTTTATGTTTTCGGAATACAACGATTTTACCGTTGGTGATACAATCGAACTGGAAAAACGGGAAAATATCAAACGGGAAACCGAGGCGCAAATAAAAGCCTACCGGGATAAATTGCGGCACATAGACGGCAAGGAAAAAGAGGTTATGAGTTTTTATCTTGACGGCAATATTGATTTTGACAATTATCGCAAGATGAAAACCCAGCTTGACGCAGACCGGGAAATAATACAATCGGAACTATCAAAGATTGACACCGCCGCTGATGAGGGAGCCGTCACGGTAACGCACGACCAAATTATTACCAGCTTCCGGGAAAATTGGGATTTACTGAATGATGTTGAAAAACGGCAATTCCTTATCAAATTTGTCAAAAGGATTGTCATTTTTAACGAGCGTACCGAGGGGGTATACCGGGGGAAAATCAAGATAGAGGCTGTGGACTTTAATTGTATGTAACATGAATTATACAGACACGCCGGAGCAGATGGGCGAACGCCTTTTTGATTCCGGCGTTTTTTTCTTTATTTTTTGTAGAATTATGGTATACTGGTTTATGGATTCATTACGTTGAAAAAATCAAAGGAGCTTTTTATGATTAAAATAAATTGCAAGCCATGCTTTGCATTTGACGCTTTAGCGGCAATAACATTGTTTAAAGCAAACCGTGACGGTTTCCGAAATGACATCCCCTATGTAAAAGAACAATTAGAAAAATATTTCGCGGAAATAGAAATTGCCGCAAGTAATTGTTATTTCAATTATTTTATTGAACATTATTCTTTTGATGAAATTGAAAAAATGGGTTTAAATGAATTTGCGGAATCGTATCCAAATTGTATTAAAGGCAAGGACTACGAAAAAGAAATATTGAAAGGCATTGATATATTAGTTGCTATGGATTTTACTAAATTATGGGAAATACATTGTTTACCATTTTTAAGCAAACAATGTGACGGATTTAATTCGGTGCTAAAAGATAACACCGTTTCGGGGGTATTATCAGATATTCAAAATTTAAAACCCGATAAAGAAATAAACGATATAAATATTTATTTAACATATTTTAGCTGGCCTGTCAGTTTTAATTTATCACCAACAAGCTACCTTACAAATCACGGTGGAAATATTGATTATAATATAAAAAGTGTTTTACGGATGTTTGCTCACGAGTTAATACATGGTGTTTCAAATGAAAAATCAAGAAGCATTTATAAAAATATGTATAAAAATGACGATTTATTGAAAAAAACAAATCATGTATTATTCGTAAATAAAGGTTCACCCAGCGATGAAGAAGAATTTGTTGTTGCCCTTGAACACTATATATCATTTAAAAACGGTATAATAACAAAAAAAGAAGCATTTGAAAGCCTCTTTTTTTACTATGAAAGTTGTATGCCTATAGCAATAATAATATTTGCCGAACTTCTTTTCAAAGAAATAAAAATCCCGGATGATATAAATTCATGGATTTATGGTTTATTTGAAAGTGGAGTAATAAAAGTAAATGAAATCGAACAAAAAGTGAATAGTATATTACCCGGTTATGTCGATAATTTTATTAAAATATGGTACAATGACGAAAAATAATATTTTCATGTCATAACTTTACGTTACTTCTCACGTTTTCCCTCCCCCGGAATAAGATATAACCATCATTATTCCGGGGGTTTTCAATGGACAGCATATACAACAACATCCCCGCAGAATTGCGGGACTTGCCGCAATGGGTAACGCACAAAGCAAAAATCCCCTACCAGCCGCGCACGGGCGAAAAAGCAAAAAGCGGGGAGCCGTCAACATGGGACACCTACGCCGCCGCGCTGGAAGCCTTGCAATCCGGCCTGTATGACGGTTTAGGTTTTGAGTTTCACAATAACGGCATAATCGGCGTTGACTTGGACAAAGCCGTTGACGATAACGGACAAGTCAAAGAATGGGCTACAAAAATTGTGGAACTGCTGGATAGCTACACGGAATACAGCATAAGCGGCAAAGGGCTACACATTTTCGTAAAAGCAGATATTCCCGTTGACGGACGCAAAAAGAAGTTATCAGAGGAAAATGAGGGTATAGAACTATACAAGGCGCGGCGTTACTTTGCCATGACCGGGAACGTATACAAAGCCGTCCCCATTGCCAACCGTCAAAGCGAAATTGACCGCATATATAACAAATATTTTCCCGCCGTCACACCAAAGCCGGAGCCGCCAAAGCCTCCCCCGCCGGAAATAGGCGGCAAGGATTATTTAACAATAGGATTGGAAAAAGATAGAAAATTCCGGGCAATATGGGACGGCCAGCGGCCAAAAGAGGACGAAAGCGCAAACGATATGTCGCTTATGAATAAGCTGGCCTATTGGTGCAACCGTGACATACCCGCCATGATAGCCGCCTTTATGCGTTCCCCCTACGCCGCCGGAAAAGACGAGGCACACCGGGCAAAATTAGAACGGGCAGACTATTTAGAGCGCACGGCAAAAGAGGCCGCCGACAAGATGGGCGCAACCGCCGTACTGCATGACCGGGAATTTATGGCAGGGCGCAAAAATACGGCTGGCCGGGAACCCGGCAATAATCCCGAAAAAGTAAAGCCGGATGATTATACAGACACCGGGAACGCTGATATATTTGTACGCATTTACAAAAACAAAGCCGTATTCTTGAAATCTATGGGCTGGCTTGTATGGAACGGTAAAAATTGGGATGAAACCGACTTGGGAGCCTTGCGGCTTGCTATCGAATTGACTGCCTTAATGCTTACAGAGGCGCGGCAAGCGTTAAGAAAGGCACTTGGAAGCAAAGACAAAGACGAAACCGCCGCCGCAAAAGCGTATTTTCGGCATGTTCTAACCAGCCGGAACCAGCCGCATGTTGATAATATTCTTGACCTTGCCAAAAGTAAAATGGCTGTACTGCTGGAAGATTTAGACAGCGACCCTCATGTATTGAACACTCCCGCCGGAATGGTGGACTTGCGGACGGGAGCCATTAAACCGCATGACCCGGTTAAATTATGTACAAAAATAACGAAATGTCCCCCCGGCGATAAAGGCGCGGACGAATGGCAGGAATTTCTAAAAACAATAACCTGCGGGGATGATTCTTTAATAAACTTTTTACAACAGATAGCAGGTATGGCCGCCGTTGGGCGCGTCTACATGGAAAACCTTGTCATTGCCTACGGTGACGGAAACAACGGGAAATCAACCTTTTTTAATACAATCCGTACCGTTTTAGGGACATATGCCGGAAGTATCGCGCCGGAGGTTTTGACTACGCAAAAGCAAAACAAAGGCGCGGATTATGCGGAACTAAAGGGGAAACGGCTTGTTATTGCCGCCGAACTGGACGAGGGTACACGGTTATCTACAAAAGCATTAAAACAGTTATCATCTACCGACAACCTAACCGCCGAAAAGAAATACAAACAGCCGGAGGACTTCATACCTACGCACAGCCTAATATTATTCACAAACCATTTGCCAAGAGTTGGAAGCACGGACAGCGGTACATGGAGGCGCATACTTGCATACCATTTCAAAGCAAACATTGATATGCAAATTGAGGTTAAGAATTACGCAGAGCAATTATATGAGCGTTGCGGCGAGGCCGTTTTAAGCTGGATTATAGCCGGAGCCGTAAAATTTTGTAAGGCAGGGCATACCATCACGCCGCCGGAGGCCGTAAAGAAAACAACAGCGGCCTACAAGGAAAAAAGTAACTGGACAAGAGAATTTTTAGACGATTGTTGCGAGGTATCAGACACATCACAATGCAGGGCTGGCGAACTGTACACAGCATACAGGGCATGGGCGCAAAACAGCGGGGAGTATATCAGAAATAAAACTGATTTTGTTGCGGAATTAGAGCGGCAAGGTTTTGACCGCTATGTAAACAACAAAGGGACATACTGGATAGGTATATCAATTATAGAGCGCATGGAGCCACAAAGACGGTACAACCGCTGGAGCGATAGGTAAATCGTTCCAGTTTTTTTATGGTGAGAAGTATTACTTTTTTAATAGGTAAACAATATCATTTGATAACTCCTTAAATCCTAATTTTTTAGCTAATGCAATCGAGCCTTCTCTATAATCCCAACAAGTCCAATTGGGTAAACATCCACGGGAAAGGCAAATTTCAATAAAAGCGGCACATGTAAGGGTTGCATATCCCTTTTTTCTGTGATTTTCATTTGTTCCAACAGCAATTTCCGCTTGGCCGCCGCCTACAAAAACAGCCGCACAATCGCTAATTACGTCACCCTGCCGATTTAATTCCACGCCAAAGCGTTCTGTAGATATATTTATCTCATAACCTTCTGGAATTTGTTCACGCCAATTTTTGTGTTGCTTAAACGCTTCATAATCGAATGTAAATGTTTTCCGAACAAGCCTATCATGTATTATTGGAGCGAAAATTTCTTCTACATCAGCCCGTAAATTGTCGGATAGGCAATAAAGGTCAAAATATTCTTCCTCCATTGATGGTAAAATTTTATTAATAATCATGTTGTATATAGATTCACAAAACGCTTTGTTCGTTTCACCTTTTAAGAAAAAAATATCATGCAAAATTACAAGGGCAATTTGTGGATTGATATTATCATCAACAAATATTGTTTTATTTTTTTCATCAATGGATATTGTTCCATCTGTGTTATTTTCGATAACACTAAAAATAACAGGTTTGGAATTTGTTACATCAGCGAATAAAGGTAAAACGTATTTATAGTCGCTTTTGTTTAAGGTCAACATAATTTCCCAACTTTCAAAAAAATTTTACATTTTCAATAATACTACAATTTGCCCATGATGAAAATATAAAAAACAATTATATTTGTTTTTTCTAATTTGCTGAGTGGTGTTCGGTGGTAGTCAAATATAAACTTTTTCAACGCGCACGCGCACACATAAGGGGGGGAGGGGTGATTTGACCGCCGATTTTGCCATATCCACAGTGGATATGCACCATACCCGCCAACCCCTCATACACTGAATAGATAGGGCAATTTTACGGAAAGGGGCGGGACATTGAATATATTCACGCGCATATTCAAAAAGAAAGACATACAAAGCCTTACCCGCGCCGGAATTGTCGAGGCCGGAGCCGCACAATTCACCGCATGGGGCGGCGGCGCGTATGATTCGGATTTATACCGGGGAGCCGTTGACGCTATCGCACGGAACGCCGCCAAGCTGAAAGCCTCCCATGTCATAAAATCCGGCGGCATACGCCAAAGCGCGGACGAAAAAATTAACCGCCTGTTACAAGTACAACCTAACCCATATATGAGCGCGTTTGACATGCTTTATAGGTTTGTCACGCATTATTATCTATATAACAACGCCTTTGCTTATCTTGATAAAGACGGGCGCGGGGACATTACAGCCATATACCCTATACGCGCCGGAAGCATGGACTTTATGAGCGACAACAGCGGCGCGTTTTATTGCCGTTTCCGTTTATCCGGCGGCAATACCGTTATATTGCCTTATGCGGACATTATACACCTACGCCGCCATTTTAACAGCAATGACCTTTTAGGCGAAAATAATAACGCCATCATCCCCGCGCTGGAACTGGCGCATACACAGAACGAGGGCATTATACAGGGCATTAAAAGCGGCGCAAGAATCCGGGGGATATTGAAATTTGAACAGATATTGAACCCGGAAAAGATGAAGCAGGAAAAAGACCGCTTCATTGACGATTATTTAAGCATATCAAACGAGGGCGGCGTTATCGCTACGGACATGAAAACCGCATACCAGCCGTTAGAACTAAAACCCGCCATCATTGACGAAAAACAGACAGAGGCCGCAAAAATCAAGATTTATGATTATTTAGGCATATCGTCAAAAATAGTCAATTCCTCATACAATGAGGATGAATGGGCGGCCTTTTATGAATCCGTTATTGAACCGCTGGCCGTGCAAATGAGCCTTGAATTTACCCGCAAAATATTCAATGACCGTGAACAGGCTTTTGGAAATTCTATCCTCTTTGAATCCGGGCGGCTACAATTTTCCAGCAATTCAACAAAAGTAAAACTAATAGCGGAACTTATGCCCTATGGCCTTTTAACCGTCAATCAAGCGTTAGAGATATTGAATTTACCCGCCGTTGCGGACGGTGACAAACGGTTACAGACCTTGAATGTAGTGGACGCTTCCAAAGCCAATATATACCAGTTGGAGGGTAACGCATGAACGAACATAGAATCGCGGAAATCCGAGCCGCCGGGGAATCCGGCATGAGCATACAGGGGACACCTATTGTCTATGACATACCAACGGTTATTAATGACCCGGCGGGGAACTATACCGAGATTATACGCCGGGGCGCATTGGATAGCGCGGAACTGACCGGGGCGCGGCTTTTGTATAACCATGACTTGAACAAAGTGCCGTTGGCAAAATTCCCCACTACCATGAGGCTTGCCATTACTCCCGCAGGGCTGAAAATGTCCGCAGACTTGCCGGACACAGAGGCGGCGCGGGAAATTTACGCCGCAATCAAGCGCGGGGACTTATCCGGCATGAGTTTTGCTTTTACCGTTCCAAAAGGCGGCGATAACTACGACCGGGCAAGCAATACGCGCATTATTAGCCGTATTGATAAAGTCTATGATGTTTCAATCGTACCATTCCCGGCCTACCCACAAACCAGCATTGAGGCACGGGCGGCCATGACCGGGAATATAAAACAACAGGCTATAACATTGTGTAATCATATTCTAAAAAATCATACTTTGAAAGGGGAACCCCGTATGAAATTCACTACTACAGCCGAGGCATTTAACCACTACCGCACGGCCTCTATTGAGGATATGGAACGCCGCGCCGCTGAAATAAAAGCAGAGATTGAAACGGGCGGCAATGCGGATATTGAGGCATTAAACATTGAATTATCCGGCATTGCAGAGGCACGGCAAAACATTTTAGACAAACGGGAAAACCGGGGGGCTGGCTTTAATCCTATCACGGGCGCGAACTTTGAACAACGGGCGAGTTATGCAGATGGAACTGTGGATATTATTTCCAGCGTTGAGTATCGCAATGCTTTTTACAAAAAATTGTTGGGCCAAAAATTAACAAACTTTGAGGCGGCGGCATGGGAAAAGGCCCAAACCGAAAAAAGGGCCGACAGCTTTAACACCACAACGGACAGCGCGGCGGTTATCCCTACGCAAACGCTTAATGAGGTTATCAGCAAGGCGCGGAAAATGGGCGGCCTTTTGTCTGTTTGCCGTTCGTTCAATATCCCGGCAAAAATCAGTATACCCGTTGGAACCCCTACAGGCGCGGCGGCATGGAACACAGAGGGCGCGGAGGTTGAA